TGGCCATCACAAGAACGCATAGCACGCATCATGAACATAAGTGACAGACAAGTAAGACGCATCCAAGTAGAACTAATCAACAAAGGCTTCCTTGAAGTTAACAAAAGGCATGGCCAATCAAACATCTACAAGATGGTAGTACCGGACATGGACGTCCTGGTACCCCGGACACGCACGTCCTATACCCCGGACACTGCTGTCCTACATAACTCTTATAGAACTCTTAATGAACGTTACCCGGACAAATTTAAAAAGACACAAATACCAGACAAATACAAAGCACCAATAGACGACTCAGTAGAACCAGAAGTTGCAATCACATACATCAAAGACATTAAGAAGAAGCTGAGAAAAGCATGAGTTACTCAACACGATACAGAGAACTACGCAAAGCCATACTCAAACGAGACGACAACACATGCGCATACTGTGGACAAGAAGCAACAACAGTTGATCACATCATCCCAATCAGTAAAGGTGGAATAGATCACGAAACAAACCTGGTCGCAGCATGCACCACATGCAACTATGGAAAGAAAGACAGAGACGCAAAAACATTTGCAGAGAAAAAATACGCAGAGAAGTACACCAAAATCAAAAAGAAAAATGATTTTTTTGGTGAGGGAATAACACGCACACACTCCTTAGTCTCCTTATCCCCGAGGGATTTTGGAGTCTTTGAAGCACCATTATTTGAGGAGAAACAAACAGGATGAAAGTAGATAATCAAAGAATTTTGCCAGCTCTTTCAAGATCAATTGATTTTGCGCAGGAGAATGGTTGGATTACAGAAGCCGATTTGGGTGGGGTTGCAATGATGATGACTTATGCCGGCCTTATGGATAATTCAGATCAACATGATCCGATGATTGTTAAGTGGGGCGCTGAACTTACAAAGTTGATGGACAAGTATGGGCTTACACTGTTTGGGCGAAACGATAAGCCAAGTGTTGTTGATGAGGTGAACCCAATTGACATCATTAAAGCTGGTCGGATCACCCACGCCTCGAATATCGACCTTTCAAACGACAAACCAAACTAAAGGTCAAGAAGTAATTGATCTAGCTGAGGCAATTGGTATGCCAATGATGCCTTGGCAAAAATATGTCATTCTTGATGCTTGCAAACTTAAAGATGATGGCGAATTTTTGGCGCGTACTTGTGCATTGCTTATTTCACGTCAAAACGGAAAAACGACACTTCTTAAATTTAGGATTCTTGCCGGGATGTTTTTGTGGGATGAAAAATTGCAACTAGCTGCAGCGCAAAACAGAGACATCGCCTTGGAAGTATTTCGAAGTGTGGCAGAAATCATTGATGGTCATGATTGGTTAAGACGTAAAGTCAAAGCAGTAACCAGGGCAAATGGTCGAGAAGAAATTGAAACCCTTTCAGGTTGTCGATACAAAATCATTGCTGCAACACCTGGAAGTGCAAGAGGATTATCAGCAAACACAATCTACATAGACGAAGCAAGGATGCACAAAACAACAGATGCTTTTGCAGCTCTTGCTTACACAATGCAAGCAGCAAAGAACCCTCAAATGTGGATTACATCAAACGCTGGTGACATTCACTCAGTACTTCTAAATCAAATACGCCAAAGGGCTATGAACAAAATTGAAAACAACACAGATGACGACATTGCTTACTGGGAATGGTCGGCTCAACCTGGATTAAAACTTGCTGATCGTAAAGGATGGGTTCAAGCAAACCCGGCACTTGGTCACACAATCACAGAAGATATTTTGCAAGCCAGAATGAACGATGATCCTGTTGTAATTCAAACTGAAATGCTTTGCCAATGGGTTAGCACATTCTCATCTCCTTGGAGTCCAGGACATTGGAACGCCTGCCAACAAACAGACCTTAAACTTACAGCTGATAGACCAACTTGGATTGGTGTTGAAATATCACCAGACAGAACATCATTTGCAATAGTCGGATCACAAATACTTGATGACGGATCAGTAGGACTTGGCTTAATGGATATGGAAGATACAACAGAACCAATTGATGATCTTAGAATTGCCGATAGAATCGCACAATGGTCAAATAAATACCAAACTGAATCGATACTATTAAACAAATTTAGTGGCGACTCGGTAGCTGCAAAATTACGCTTGGCGAGCGTACATGCAGAAATCATTTCAGGCTCAAAGTATTATCAGGCTTGCGATGAAACCCTAGGTGCAATGGCAGGAGCACGCATAACCCATGCAGGTCAGCCGGAACTGACTGCTTCTGTCAATGCATGTGTAAAGAAAACAACTGAATCAGGTGGCTGGTACATTTCAAGAAGAAAAGATGCTGTTGCAGCAATTGCAATGGTGCTGGCAATTCATAAAGCAATGGAACGCAATAGTTCAAACGAATTTGGAGTTTTAGTCTCTTAAATTAACACGCCCATATCTCGGACAGTGTATGATTGTATTAACTTCTATGAGATAATCAAGGACTATGGGAATTTACTCAAAATATATTAAACCACAAGTTACAGCTGCAATTGCACCTTATACTTTCCCAGATAAACCACTTTCAGTTTGGGCTCCTGGCTTTGATGGTGTCACATCAACATTTGTTACAAGACGCGAAGCCTTAAGTGTTCCAGCATGTGCAAGAGGTCGAAACATTATTGTCGGCACAGCAGCATCACTTGAATTACATGTTAAAAGAAAATTTGACGAAACAAGAGTTGAACCAACTCCAACAATAATCTCACAACCAGATAAGAATATGCCAACAGCAGTTGTTTATGGCATGACAGCAGAAAATCTTTTGTTCCATGGTGTTGCATATTGGCAAATTAAAGAAATTGATCCTGCAACTGGCAGACCATCACAAATCAGATGGATAGATGCACCAAGAGTTTCACAAGTACTTGATTCAACCGGTGAAATAGTTATCGGTTACCAACTTGAAGCACAAAGACTTCCAGACAACGGCATCGGCTCACTAATTCAATTTACTGGCATTGATCCAGATGGTGTTTTGAATCGTGGTGGTAGAACACTTCGCACAGCAGCAGCTCTTGAAAGAGCAGTGTTCAATTATGCTGAAACACCAACACCAAGTGTTGTATTAAAAGCAAATGTTCCAATGGATTCAAATAAAGCAACAGCAATTCTTACTGCTTGGAAACAAGCAAGACAAACAAAAGGCACAGCATTTCTTTCAGATAATGTTGACATGCAATCAGTTGGATTTAACGCAGCTGATTTACAACTTACAGAAGCACGCGAATATCTTGCAAAAGAAATTGCACGCCTCATGAACATCCCGGCATATTATTTGGATGCATCAACAAACACAATGACTTACTCAAATGTTACAGCTGAACGCAGAGCCCTTTTGGACTTCTCACTACGCCCATTACTAACTGCTATCGAACAAAGGTTAAGCATGGATGACGTTACTGTTTCAACACAGTATGTGGAATATGACTTGGATGACTTCTTAAGAGGTAATCCATTGGAAAGAGCAGATGTGTACTCCAAACTAATTCCTCTGGGAGTACTCACAGTTGACGAGGCACGCGAGGAAGAAGACCTGGTGAGATAATGGAAATTAAATTTAACAGCGATATTTTAACAGCATCAACATCCAAAAGAGAAATCACAGGAATCATAGTTCCTTTTGGTCGCCCTGGATTCACAAACATGGGCACTGTCGTATTTGAACAAGGATCATTGCAACTAGGTAATGACATTAAATTGTTTGAAGATCATGACATGAACAAAGTGCGTGGCAGAATGATAAGTCACGAAATAACACCAGTTGGAATTATTGGCAAATTTAAAATTGCACGCACATCAGCAGGAGATGACATTCTTACTCTTGCACAAGACGGATTAAAGTCCGGATTGTCAATTGGTGCATCTATTGACCAATACGAAAACAAAGAAGATGAAGTTTATGTGACAGCAGCAAAAATTTTGGAAGTATCAATTGTTGATACACCAGCATTTGCTGATGCACAAATAACAGATGTCGCTGCTCAAAAAGCAGACGAAACAGAAGTCACTGCAATAAGCGCAAGTGATGAACAAAACAACCAAACCGAAAGCGAGGTCACTTCAATGGCAAATCCAGAAGAAGTAACTCCAGTGGTCGAAGCTGCGCCAGAAGTTGCAGTGGAAGCCTCTAAAGCAGTAGCAGCACCAGTTGCTTATGCAAAGCCACGCGTTAACACAAACGTTACAGCTGGCGAATACGCAAAAGCACAATTCAATGCATTACAAGGCAACCAAGATGCACGCGATTTAGTTGCAGCAATTGATGCAGCAACCACATCCGAAAACATCGGAGTTGTACCACCAACATACCTACGCGATCTAATCGGCATCATTGATAACTCAATGCCATTTGCTGACTCATTAGAACAAGGTGTGTTACCAGCATCCGGAATGAAATTTTACCGACCAGTTCTAGGTGTTCAGGCCACAACAGCTGTGACAGCAGAAGCAGTTGAATTTGATTCAACCGATACAACAATCACTTCAAAAGAAATTGATGTTGTAAAAATTGCTGGCGCAAACAAAGTATCTGTTGAACTCCTAGACAGATCAGACCCAAGTTACCTAGACACCCTCTTAAGAGAACTAGCTGCATCATGGGCTCAAAAAGCAGATGCATACGCATTTTCAATTGCAGTAGGTGCACCAGGAACTTCAACTGGTGGAACACTATACGCAGCAATTGCAGATGGTATTGCAGATTCATACGGCGTACTACGCAAGACTCCTAACAGATTCCTTGCAGACACCGGAAACTTTGCTGAATTGTTAGCAGCAGTAGATGGTTCACAAAGACCATTATTTGCAGCAGCAATGCCACAAAATGCAGCAGGTCTAATGACCCAAGGTTCAACAGCAGGAACAATCGCAGGATTGGGATTAGTTGTTGATCCAAACATTGACACAGGTACAGGCGTTAAAGGCGTTGTTTATTCAAGCGATGCTGCAACCATGTACAAGTCAAGTGCATTCCAACTTCGCACCAATGTTGTTTCAACAGGTGAGGTCGAGATTGGAATTTATGGTTACGTGGCTGCGTGCAGCAAGTATCCAACTGCGTTCCGTAATTTGACTGTTGCTTAATTAGCGACCAAAGAGTTGCCTGGCAGGTTAGACCCCTGTCCTGCCAGGTAACACCACACGAAAGGTAAGACATGGCATCAATCATCACACCAGCAGAATTAAGAGCTGCACTAAACGGAGTTTCGTCAACCCTTTACAGTGATGCCACTTTGACTGAGATAATCGATACTGCCGAATCAGTTGTCGGCAATTTACTTGTTAAATGGAATGCACCAATTGACAAACATTATTCAGAGAGTGCAACACTAAGCACATTGCATACAACTAAACCACACAAATTTTACAAAACACAAACAGTTGCAATTGAGGGTGTTGAAGCACACATTAACGGCAACAAAACAATTGCAGAAATCGTTGATGACTTTACATTTAAGATTACAACTACAAGCGCACCAGTACACACTGATTGGCGCAATGTCATACCTAACGGACTTGCAGCTGAAAACGATTTGTCACAATACGCAGATGTTGCACCAGTTGAATCAGCAGTTTTAACAGTTTCATTGGACGTATTCAAAGCACGCACATCAGCCGGATCAACACAACAAGGCCTTGATTTTGTTCCACAACCTTACATTTTAGGCCGTACAATCCAAAACAGAATTGTTGGAATGCTTGGCGCTTACATTGATGTTGAGGCGTTAATCGGATGACATTAGCAACACTTCGCGCAGCACTTAAAACCCAAATCACATCAAACAGCGTTTATTCAGTTGTTGACTTTGGTGCAGAATTTGTTACAACCCCAAGCATCATGATTTTGTCAGCTGATCCATGGCTTGAACCAGTAACCATTGGAAACAACAAAGCATGGCGCGTCAGATACATACTTGAATTAGTTGCAGCACCAAACACAAACCCTGGTGCATTAGTACAACTAGAAACAATGGTTGCAACTGTGCTTCCATTGATTCCCACATCTTGGCAGATACTCTCAGTTTCCAGCCCAAGGATACGGCAAGCGAATACCAGCGATGTGTATTCGGTTGAAGTGTCAATTACTACAATATACAATCCATAAGAAAGGATAAACAAAAATGGCCACATCAGTATTAACAGGCAGACAAGTTGCCTGCACCTACAAAGCAGTAAACTATGATGACCAAATTACCAGTGCAACTGTTACATTAGATGATCCAAACGGAACTGTTCAAACCTTGAATGGATTAGTTGATTATGTAATTGACAAAGAAGTCGGATCAGTAACCCTTGAAATTCTCCAAGACTGGGGCGTTGCAAGTGGATTCTGTGACACACTTTGGACAGATGCAGACACAGCACCAACAACAGCAGTTGCAATGACCTTAACAATTAACACAAAAGTTATGACATTAAGTGTTATTCCAAAGCGCCCAGATTTCGGTGGCGCTGCACCGGATGCATTAACTGTTTCAGTTACAATGCCAATCCGATCAGTATCAATAGCGTAACTATCGAACAGGGGTCACCTAATGTTTAAGATACAAATAGAATGGAAACTTGCAGATGGAAAGTCTTTTGAAGAATGGACTATTCCATGGGAGATTGCACAAGCTGAGAAAGAAACTGGCACAACTTTCTTGGAACTATTCAAACGAGAATTGCCACCAAGCATTGAACAACAATTCTGGCTTGCCTATCAAATGCAAAAACGACTCAGTGATAAACCAGTTGGTCGCTTTGAAGATTGGCGATCAAGCGTTGTTCACATCAATTCAAAGGATTTTGCAACAACAAATTTTACCAAGCCGGAAGCATCGAAAGAAGTTTGATAGAACTGGCCGTCATTTCGCGCCAGCCATTGTCAGAGTTCAAAACGCTTTCGGCCGAGCAGGTATCAACAATTGCAGATGTGGTGAATAGATATCATGGCGGCTAAACCATTTCAAATTAAAATTGCTGACAAAGACATTTTGGCTATTCTTAAAACTTTTAGCAAGATGGATGAGATAGCAAAAACAGATATGAAAAAAGCAGCTAATGACATTGCTACTGTTGCAGCATCTGCTGTTGGCTCAGCTCTACAAGCAACACCACAAGGCCAAGCGATTGCCAGAACAATCAGAGTTTCAAAATCAAGTAAGTCACCAGTTATTACTATTGGTGGGGGAACTTCTAAACTTAAATCAGGAACACCAGTAGGTGAGATTCTTATTGGTACAGAATTTGGTGCTTACAACAACATAAAACGAGAACGCAAATCCGGAACTTATGTTGGGCTTAGACAATTTGACAAGAGGTCACCACGCGAGGGCAGAGGTAATGCTGGATACTTTATCTTTCCAACACTTAAAGCACTTCAACCTTACATAACACAACAATGGGTTGAGCAAGTTGATAGAATAAGACGTGAGTGGAAAAGTAGGGTTGCATAATGGCTGACATTAGAACATTGAAGTTAGAGTTGCTTGCTGATACAGCGCAATTCTCAACTGGCTTAAATAAAGCAACAACTGAAACACAATCATTCACAGGCAAAATTGACAAGATTGTTGCAACTGCTGCCAAAGCATTCTTAGGCCTTGCAACAGCAGTTGGAACAGCAGCATTTGCAATTGGTGTCTCAGCTGTTAAAGCAGCCATTGAAGATGAAAAAGCCCAGGTTAGCCTGGCTCAAACTTTACGCAATACAACCAAAGCAACAGATCAACAAATCGCAGCAACCGAAGATTATATTGATGCCACAGCTAGAGCCACAGGTGTTGCTGATGATCAATTAAGACCATCATTGGACAGGCTTGTTAGATCAACACAAGATGTAACCAAAGCACAAAAACTTCAACAACTTGCATTAGATATTGCAGCAGGTACAGGTAAAGACTTAGCAGCAGTTACAGAAGCACTTGGCAAAGCCTACGATGGCAACCTTGGTGCTTTAAAAAGAATTGGTGTTCCACTTGATGAGAACATTGTTAAAACAAAAGACTTTGATGGTGCAGTTAAAGCATTGTCTGAAACATTTGCAGGTCAGGCTGCAGCAGCAGCTGAAACATTTGCTGGAAGAATGCAAAGGGTTCAAATTGCAGTAGATGAAGCCAGAGAACAAATTGGATTTGCTTTATTACCTTTCATGGAAAAACTTGCAAAGTTCACAACAGATAATCTTGTGCCTGCACTTGAGGGCTTAGTTAATGGATTGACTAGAAGTGGCAAACAAGGATTAACAAAAGCATTCTATGATGCCGGAACTGGTGCAGTAACTTTTGGTTATGACATGGAATCTACTGAGGGTTCAGCATATTTACTTGGTGAGCAGTTAAGAGACTTAGGTGATGCAATTGGTAGGTTATTGCAAATTGATCCTACAACTGGTGAAAGTTCACTGATTAAGTTAATTGATTCATTCACAACACTTATTGGAAAGATTGAATCAGCAATCGGAGCATACGAAAGATTCAAAGAATCATTTATTGGTGGTGCATTGATAGACATTTCAACTGCACCAATCAGAGCAGCAGGACAATTGGCAGCAGGTAACCCTAGAGGCGCAGTTACTGTTGTGAATAACTTTGGTGCAACTAATTCAAAGGCTCAAGCAAACACAGTAGTCAAGTCAATCAACAACGCTGCAAAGGCTGGCACAGTCAACAAGTTTGTTAAGCCAATGATTCCTGGCAGGTAACAAGTGCCTTGGTCACCAAACGCCACAGTTAAAATCAATGGCACAGCTGTAACCAATTACACCCTTGAGGGTGTTCAAATCAGCATGGGTCGTGATGATGTACAACAACAATCATCAGCAGGCTTTGCAACAATTGACTTCTTAGATTTGCCTTACACAGATGTTGAAATTTTTGACACCATCACAGTTACCCTGGACAATTACACTGGTGTTGACACCACAATCTTCACTGGCTTAGTTACAGATGTTTCAGTCTCAGTGCTGGATGCTGGCACAACAAATACTTTCATCACACAGATCAGTGCATCCGGTGCGCTTTCAGAGTTAGCAGCTAAAGAAGCAAACATTGTTGGCTACGCCGAACAAAAAGATGGTGACAGGATTGTCTCAGTTGTCACTGACACTTTTGGCCTTAAATGGAATGAATTACCTGCAACACAAGTTTGGACTGATTACACAACACAAACATGGGCTGATTTGCTTGGTGTTAATATATCAGCAATTGACACACCTGGAACATATGATTTGTTTAGTTCCATTGCTGCACCAGAACCAACTAATGCTTTGAACTATGTACAAATTGTTGCTGACTCAGGTTCAGGTTATATCTTTGAAACTACAACTGGTGGCATCGGTTATCAAGACCAAGACCATCGTGCAGATTATGTAAGTGCCAACGGCTTTGTCAACATCTCAAAGAACTTTATCCTTGCCGATGGAATCAATGTGACCACATCACGAAATGACATCATCAACGATGTAAGAGTTATCTATGGCGCAGCTCAAGATGTTATGCAGGTTGAAGAACTTGACTCAATTAGTCAGTACGGCAGAGTTACAGAATCAATAGAAACATTCTTAAAGAACTCAGGTGATGCTGACACTTTGGCAGATCGTCTAGTACTTCTTAACGCTTACCCATCACCAGTAATTCAAGGCATTCAAATACAAATTGATGCACCAACAATGTCATCGTCATTGCTTAATTCTTTGGTGGGTGTGTTTTTTGGTATGCCAGTATCTGTCACAGACTTCCCTGCCCTTTTGTACCCAAATCAATTT